CACCGGTTAAACCAACTTCTCAACAATTTGCAATGAAGCCACAGAGCGGTTATGCTAACATCATGAACCCGAATGCTCAATCAACTGCTAAACCAACAACACCAGTACAAAATGCAAAACCAAGCTCTGCAGTCCCAGCTGATATCTATACCAATCCAACAGCAATTAAAGCATTTCAACGAGCTAATGGATTAAAAGATGATGGATTGATCGGTCCTAATACATTACAGGCATTAGTTAAACAAGGTGTTCAACCACCAGCTGGGTTTAAACCGGCAACTGCTAAACAACCAGCTGCCAAATCAGTTGCAAAACCAGTTGCAAAACAAGTGCAAAATCAAATGAGTGTGTCACAAGCTGATTATGATGCGGCTGAAGCAGAGTTTCAAAAAAACAACGCAGCACATGATGCTGAATATAACGCTAAATTAGCTGCTATAAGAGCACCACGAGACCAAGCAGCGGCTGCAGCAGCCGCTCCTCAACAAGGTATTCCATCAGCAGCATTGAATACAGTTGGTCAATCGATAACTCCAAATTTTCAATCACAACAACCAGTGAAAGAACATGTACAATTTGGTGAGCTAGATTCATTAGCTAGAATCATTAGTTTAGCAAGACACTAAAAAGCTTGACATCCTAACCAACATCGTCTATAATACTTCTTATGCGTTGTTGGTTAGGAAACAAATTTTGAAAAGAAAAAAATTTTTCTTGACAAGATAAATAAAATAGCATATAATACGCATATGCAAAGTTGGTTAGGCAGGAAGTCTAACCTATAGGCAAAAACAAAAGTCCAAATATAGGCAAATTAAAGGGAATTAACATGGCTACATTAGCAGAAATTAGAGCAAAATTAAAACAAGCAGATCAACGTGGATCTGACAACAACCGTTCTTTCGGGGACAATTCAATTTATCCATTTTGGAATATGAAAGAAGGCAGCGAGTCTGTATTTCGATTCTTACCTGATGGTGACTCAAATAATACCTTTTTCTGGGTTGAACGTGCAATGATCAAATTGCCTTTCGCTGGAATCAAAGGTGAAGCAGAATCAAAAGAAGTAACAGTACAAGTGCCTTGCGTTGAAATGTATAATGATGGATCAGTTTGTCCGATCTTATCAGAAGTACGTGCATGGTTCAAAGACCCTTCATTAGAAGAACAAGGTCGTAAATACTGGAAAAAACGCTCTTATATTTTCCAAGGCTTCGTTCCAGAAGACGGTCTTGGTGAAAAAGAAAAACCAGAAAATCCTGTCCGTAGATTCATTATTGGTCCACAAATCTTTACACTAATTCGTTCAGCGTTAGTTGACCCAGAATTAGAAGACTTACCAACCGATTATATTAATGGTTTGGACTTCCGTTTGAAAAAAGGCAGTAAAGGTGGTTATGCGGATTACTCAACCTCCAACTGGAGCCGCCGTACTCGTCCATTAAATGCAAGTGAGCAATCAGCTATCGAAACATTTGGGTTATACAATTTAACAGATTTCTTACCAAAGAAACCAACTGAAGTTGAATTACGTGTAATCAAAGAAATGTTCGAAGCTTCGGTAGATGGTGAAGCATATGATATGGAACGTTGGGGTCAATACTTTAAACCAGCCGGTATGAGTCAAGCTACTGGTGATCCAGTTAGTGCAATCCCTACACCTGTGCAAAGCTATTCTACTCCAGTAGAACCAGCGCCTGTTGCTTATTCAGCACCAGTGCAAGAATCAGTACCGGTTTCACATCCAGTAGAAAATACTGAATCAAGTGATAGCCGTGCTGCTGAAATCTTGGCTAAAATTCGTAGTAGAAACGTTTAGCACGTAGGTTGTATCAAGTGAGGGGATGGATCCCCTCACTTCTTTTCAAGGGAGATTCTATGAACAAAGCGTTCGACTTAACAAAATTTAGAAAAACCCTAACCAAAAGCATTGATGGGTTAGGAATCGGATTTAATGATCCGACAGATTGGGTTTCAACCGGAAATTATGCACTTAATTATCTTATTAGTTCAGATTTCAACCGAGGTATTCCACTTGGAAAAGTGACAGTATTTGCTGGTGAATCAGGTGCGGGTAAATCTTATATTTGTTCTGGTAATATTGTCAAAAATGCACAGGACCAAAATATCTTTGTTGTATTAATCGATAGTGAAAATGCACTAGATGAAAATTGGTTAAAAGCATTGGGTGTTGATACATCGGAAGATAAATTACTGAAATTAAATATGGCCATGATCGATGATGTAGCTAAAACTATTAGTGAATTCATGAAAGGCTACAAGGAATTATCTACTGACGATAAACCAAAGGTATTATTTGTGATCGACTCATTGGGTATGTTACTTACACCGACTGATGTAGATCAATTTGAAGCAGGTAATTTAAAAGGTGACATGGGTAGAAAACCAAAAGCATTAACTGCATTGGTTAGAAACTGTGTGAATATGTTTGGTGCACAAAATGTTGGATTAGTCGCTACTAATCATAGCTATGCTAGTCAAGATATGTTTGACCCGGACGATAAAATTTCTGGTGGACAAGGTTTCATTTATGCTAGTTCAATTGTAGTAGCGATGCGTAAATTGAAATTAAAAGAAGATGAAGATGGTGTCAAAACCTCTACAGTAAATGGTATTAGAGCAGCATGTAAAATCATGAAGACTAGATATGCTAAACCATTTGAAACATTAGAAGTTAGGATACCTTATACTACTGGTATGAGCCCATATAGTGGATTAGTTAGTATGTTTGATAACAAAAAATTATTAGTTAAAGATGGTAATAGTTTGAGATACGATTTTCTGGATGGTACCTCTATTAAACAATTCCGTAAAGAATGGGAAAAAAATACAAATGGCTGTTTAGATATGTTGATGCTTGATTTTTCCACAAGACCAACTGTCAAATTTGAAGCAGATTCAGAACTAGACAATATTAACGAAAATGAAATCATTGATTATGACACTGGTGAAATTATAATCAATACCAATGTAACAGATGGAGAATAAAATAAATGTTGAATGAAGCACAAATTGGTGAAGTATGGATGTTGTTTGCTGACTACCTAGATAAAAAACAAATCGATATTGTGGCAGAACGATATATTGAATTATTAGCCGATTATGGCGTTCGTGATAGAGTTCTTCAAAATGTGATCGGAGTGGATGGCGTATTGGATCATGCAATCACCTATTATCTTGATGAAGATAATGATGAAGAAGATGATGACGATGATTACAAAGAGCTCGATTTTTAATGAGCTGGTATTCTACTGTAACAAAAGATATTACAAAACTTCACAGTTGTATTGCATTTTTTGAAAATGAATTAATAACTGCTAGACAAGAATGCAAAATTTCTGGTAATATTGAAAAAGCAGCGGCAAGTATGCCAGGGATAGTTGAACAACGCTACACACAGCTTCAAGAAATTGAAGCTATTTTGGAATATCTTAACATTGAGCTCCGACAATTGCGGAGCTCAACTTTTCGGAAATTTCTAGAGCATTACAATCGAGCATTGACTACTCGGGAATGTGAAAAATTTGTTGATGGTCAACCAGATGTGGTAGACTTTGAAAAGATAATAAATGAATTTGCGTTGTTGAGAAACAAATGGTTAGGGATAACCAAATCATTAGAACAAAAACAATGGCAACTTACTAATATCGTAAAATTACGAATAGCCGGTATGGAAGACGCCACCATTTAACACACAACGGGTGAAAGCCCGTTGTTTTTATAATTTTAGTATATATTATGATTTCAATAGATAACCTATTAACTCGTCTCCATCAATCATTGCCAGATGATGCAATTCCATATAAAGATCGCAAATTTATCCAAAACATGGCAGAAATAATACATAGTGGATTTGTTACTGAAGGGCAATCAAAAGTTATTATGCGATTGTTTCAAGAGCATTATGATATACTTATAAATTATGAATATGCGTTTGAATCGGCAATGAAAAATCCAAGATGGTCACAGGAATTTAGGGCAGTTGAAAATCTGAAAAGAATCTACATTTTCCAAAAACCAGAAACCACTAAAAAAGTTATTAGAATTGAGTTTACATACTTATACGATTACAAATCTATAATTGTGACATTAATGTCATTGACTGATCTTGCACATATTAGAATTGGTAATCTGTATGAGTTGGAATTGACTGAATATAACATTAAATTATTGCATGATACATTTACAACCAAACATTTTTCATTTTGTGATGAATTCTTAAAATACTTGTCAATAATTAAATCATGGAATAAAGATAGATATGCTAATACATTTACATTTGAAAATGTAAAAGATAAACCATATATTATTGAAATGTTGGAAGAAATTGGTGATGACCCAAATAGAGATCTGATAATTTATGATAGGCGTATTAAGTATCAATATACCATGCCGAATAATCATCATGGGACTGATTTAGCCTCTATTATTGCTTCAAGAGAAACGCATCGCAAGTGGATTGATAATACCAAATATTCAATCGATGATTTGATTATTGCACTTCACAAATTGAAACGAACTAAAATATTGTTCACTTTTGACAGCCGGAATACATCTTTGGTAGAAAAAGATCTACTTACAGTCGCTAATGCATTGGATAATAGTGGTATAACTGATAATATTGGAATATATTTTAGATTGAGTAATAATGCATCGAAAAACTTTAATACGATGATTGCAGAAAAGAAATATAATGCTAAATTAACCATCGATTCAGTAATAGTGGGGATTGATTACAATAAACCACCAAAATTCTTATTAACGAGTGAATGGAAGCCTGATGCGATTATTGCGTTAAACACTAATGTTATTAGTGGGAAAACAGCGGTGTATTCATTCAGGTGTGATTTATCAATAATTTATACTAATGATGAACCAATCATTAGACAACGATTTATTTAAACATTTGTTTTCACGGATGAAAACAATAAAACACAAGGAACGTGTATGGCAGTACGATTAGTCATTAAGGATGAGGTTAATATAAAACTAGAAAACCTTCCGCTTGATGCAAGGAAAAAACTCGCAGCTACTTTCAAATATGAAATACCATATGCTAAATATCATCCATCATTCAAGTTGGGTAGATGGGATGGGATGGTAAGTCTATTCGGAATTGGTGGGAATGGCTATTTAAGCCAATTAGAAAAAATATTAACAATTCTCGAAGGGATGGGAATTGACATTGAAGAAGTCGATGATCGACGCAACTCGATTAACTTGCATTTTAATAAGGTTACAGAAACATATTGGGCAGATCAAGGTAAAGTATGGCCACCTGGACACCCAGCTGAAGGTACACCGATCATGTTACGAGACTACCAAGTCGATGCAATTAATCGATTTTTGGAAAATCCACAGAGTTTGCAAGAAATCGCAACAGGTGCTGGTAAATGTCAGCCCTATTCTAGTAAGGTATTGACAAATTTCGGTTGGAAAACTATGGGGGAGTTACAAGTTGGTGACTATGTCATAACACCGACCGGTAAACCAGCAAAGATACTAGATACATATGAACCTGGCATTAAGGATGTATATGAATTAACATTTAGTGATGGTAGATCTACTAGATCATGTGGTGATCATATTTGGAGAATATATAATATTGATTGGAAAAGATCAAGTACGGGTCCATATCGAAATATTTCAACTAATGAATTAATCAAATTAAAATCATCTACTAAACGTAACATCGGTGTTCCATTAGTTACAATGGAAGATGATAATGTTGATATTATGTTACCAATGGATCCGTGGTTGCTTGGGTTTTTATTGGGTGATGGTAGTTTTAGAAATAACAAAGTTTCATTTACTTCTGCAGATCAAGAGTTAATTGATAAGGTTTCATCGAAATTGGATGTTAATTACAAGGTTAACCATATATCCAGGTATGATTATAGTATCACATTTGCAACCAATGAAATTTTGCAAGATAGTAAATCCAACTACCTGAAAAACAAAGATAGAAATTCGAATGACAATATTACTGATGTTAACAGTTCATTTCACAAATATGTACACATTTTAAAAGAACTAAATTTGATGGAAACATATAGTCATTCTAAATTTATACCTGAAATTTATTTCACTGCAAGTTTAGAACAGAGATTTGAATTAATAAGAGGATTGGTTGATAGTGACGGAACCATTGATAAATCTAGTGTTACTTTCACTAGTACTAGTTTAGAATTAGCTAAAGGATTTCAACAACTTATTCGTAGTGTTGGTGGTATTGCTAAAATGAAACATAAAACTAATAGAACATATATGTATAATGGAACTCGTAAATCATGTAAAGATGCCTATCTTGTTACGACTAAATTTCCGAAACCTTGGATTCTTGCTTCATTGACTCGGAAAGTTACTGCTACTAATTTTAAATATCAATATGGCAATACATTGAAGCTTAATGTAGCTGATATCAAACAGGTATCTACTGAATGTGTTAAATGTATTTTAATCGATAGTCCAGATCATTTATATATTACAGATGATTATATTGTAACACACAATACTATTACTACTGCAACATTATCACAGTTATGTGAGCAATATGGTAGAACTATTATTATTGTCCCAAATAAATCACTGGTAGAACAAACCGAAGAAGATTTCATCAATTGTGGACTAGATGTCGGTGTATATTATGGTGACAGAAAAGATTTGTACAAAACTCACACTATATGTACATGGCAAAGTCTTAATATTCTTGATAAGAAAAGTAAAAACAATCAGCATGATATTATTACATTAGCAGAATTTTTAGACGATGTAAAAGCCGTAATTGTTGATGAAGTACATATGGCAAAAGCAGAAGTTTTGAAAAATCTACTTACTCAAAATCTTTGTAATGCACCAATTAGATGGGGACTTACTGGTACAGTGCCAAAAGAATCACATGAGTTTGAAAGTATTTTTGCTAGTATTGGACCAGTGGTCGGTGGTATTAAGGCGCATGAATTACAAGAAATGGGTGTATTATCTGGGTGTCATGTTAATATAACACAACTGTATGATCTAGCAGCTTTCCAATCGTATTCAGAAGAATTAACCTATTTGGTAACTGATTCAAAAAGAATGACTTTTATTAGTAATATGATAAGTTCAATAGCTGAAACGGGTAATACGTTGGTATTAGTTAATCGAATCGATACTGGCAATTTCATTGTAAATAAAATACCTGATTCGGTATTCATATCAGGTAAGGTAAAATCAAAAGACAGAAAAGATGAATATGATGAAATTAGAACAAGTGATAACAAGATTATTGTCGCCACTTATGGTGTTGCTGCTGTTGGTCTTAATATTCCCCGTGTATTTAATTTGGTTCTTCTTGAGCCCGGTAAAAGCTTTACAAGAGTTATACAATCGATTGGGCGTGGAGTTAGAAAAGCCAAAGACAAAGACTTCGTCCAAATCTGGGATATTACCTCCACCTGTAAGTTTGCGAAGCGTCACCTTACGGAGAGAAAGAAATTTTACCGAGAAGCTCAATATCCATTTACGATAGAAAAAGTTGATTGGCAGAAATAAGGATAATAATGAATATATTAACATTAGATAATAAAGCGGTCTCATTGAATAATTTACCTGACACAGTTGATGATGATACCAGATTTGCTGTTTTAGATAACAGTGCACCATTGAATCCAGATTTCTTTTTCGTGCCATTAATTTTTTTGGAATCATTCAATGCACCAGCAATGGTGTTAAGAATTGGGGATCAAGAAATCACCATGCCACTTGATTGGCACATTGCAGTGGGTGACAGTACTAGTGCAACTAATATTGAAATAATACCGTTAACTAGTTTAAATGATAGGGGATTTGAAGCATTAGTATTCAATCCACTGAGTTCACATCGATTGGAATTCAAGCCAATTGAAATAGTTAATTTTTACAATGATATTAAATGGTATTTTCCAAAAATGAAAAACGGCCAATTATTGGCAATGCCATTGGCTGATGGGGATGCACCAGAATGTGCGTACTTTGTCAAAGAAATATCGAGACAAAGTGAAATGATTCATTTAGATAAACTTTTATAACAAAAACAAACATTCATGGTACAATAAACCGATGACCGAAAGATTACAACTATCAGAGATATTAGCAGCAGTTGATACTAACACACGTGAATTATGGGATGTTGCAGGAGAAGATCAACAAAAGGTGATTCAAGGTGATTTATTTCGACTTAACCGATACATTAGTAACGTGCAACGTGGAAATAGAGAAACCAAAGAACATTTTGTTCTTACTGTAAATGAATATTTCAATAAAAATTGGCATGTTCTGAGTAAACATCCTAAATTGCTATGGTTACTAATATGCATGTGTAGTCTTGATGGGAATACAGTTATGTACCATGAATGGATTGGATTGAAGAAAAAAGACACAAAATCATCAAATAGTAAATTGAAATTTTTAGAAGAATTATATCCTAGTATGAAACTCGATGAAGTCTATATGCTAGCCGATATTATGACTGATAACGACTTTAAAGAATTAGCGATCAGTCATGGATATACCGATAACGACATTAAAAAATTGTTAAAATGAGTGAATTAAAACCATACATCTGCCAATATTGCAATCATGGGTATTCTAGGGAAAGCACGTTGTTCACCCACGTTTGTGAACCAAAACGTCGTGCTATTGCACGTAATGATAAACACGTTGTGATTGGATATAATGCTTATAACAAGTTCTTCCAAATGTCACAGAATGTGAAGCAACCTAAATCATATGAGGATTTTTGCAAAAGCCCATACTATAATGCATTCGTAAAATTTGGAAGTTTTGTTAGTAATGTAAATCCATTATATCCATACCACTTCATTGAATATGTTATAAATAGTGGTGTAAAACTAGATCATTGGTGTAGTGACCAACTATATGACAAATATGTAGTTGAACTTATTCGCACAGAACATGCGGAAACCGCACTTGAAAGAAGCATCGCACATATGATAGAATGGGCTGATAATAATAATTCTAAATGGGAACATTATTTTTTATATGTTAGTCTTTCACGGGCAACATTTGATATTAAAGATGGTAAAATTAGTCCATGGTTGATATTGAATTCTCCCACAGGGAAAGATTTACTTAAAAAATTGTCAGATGATCAGTTAAACGCAATAAGCCCAATGATTGATCCTCAATTTTGGTTTTCAAAATTTAATCGTCTGAAATCAGACACCGAACTTGTTAAACAATTAGTCAAAGAGTCGAATTTATGAATGAAAATGACACACCGCTTGATGTAGATGTTATCGTATCAGAAGAAGATAATTCAGTATATGTTAAATTTTCTGGATTCAACGATCTTGATCAAGCTGATAATTATGCGATATTTTTATCAGAGTATCTACCATTGATGTTATTCCAATCAACGGTGATTCATTAATGGATATTGATATTGATTTTCTCAATCGCCAAGATGCGCTTAAACACCTGAAACATATTGTGGCAGGTAGACACACAGATACTGGTATGGTTGCACATAATACGGGGATTTACGTTCAAAACATCTCGTATAATCCATTAACTAATCTATCAACAATAGATTATAAAAGTGCAGAAGATCGTGGTTATTTTAAAATTGACTTTCTTAATGTCAATGTTTATGATGGTGTCAAAGACAACAATCATCTATTATCACTAATGGAGGCGGAACCTATATGGGATCTTTTACTAAACGAAGAATTTGTAAATCTACTATTTCATTTGAACGGGCACGGCGATATTCTGAAACAGACCTTGCCGACTTCAGTGGAGCAATTAGCTGCCGTCCTAGCTATGATACGGCCAGCGAAACGCTATCTGATTGGGAAAGATTGGACGACGATTATGAACGAGGTTTGGGTAAAACCCACTAATGGCGGGTACTACTTCAAACATGCTCATGCTATTAGCTATGCCATGGTTGTCATAGTACAGATGAATTTACTAGTGGAACAATTATCTAGTAGTACGAACTAATGTAATCGATTTACGTTTCACTCGCTTAACTGTTAAGTCCATTAAATTAACTACCGGACCTAATATTACGCGAGTGTCTTTACTATTAAACGTTTTAATTATATATTGGAATGGAACCAATTGATCCTTGCAAAATATTGAAATAGGGAATTGACGATTCGATTCCCACCACCAAACCTCACCAATCTCTAAAAATTGCTCACGCTCAGATTCCGTTTTTATTGAATTCAAATCATAAAAACTAGTCACATTCTGATCCTGGTTGATGATAATACCAACATATTCATTCCCGCCATAGGTCAATACACTGATGAATGGCAGATTGTTTTTCATGTTATTTCTTAATGTAGTCATGTGCATATTTATCATATCGATTTTCGATAAATACTTTAATTAACAGGATTTGCCAGATGCAAAAAATAATAACATATTCATACCCAAATAGAATTCAATTACTGGCTGATCTGGCAGGTTTTACCGTGGAGTATACTAACGTGTATCAAAGAAATGTAAAAATATATAACGGTATCGATAACACTTTGGAATTCGATATAAAAAATGCTGATCAGAAACGGATCGATCTAACAACATTCGATTCAATCCAACTTAATGTAATGGATGCAGCAGGTAACGCTCTGCCTAATAGCCCATATGACGTAGAAATAAGTGATATAAAAGGAATATCAACAGTAATAATACCATCAGATGACTTGGTAGACTTCACACCACAATTCTTCAAATACACAGTAGTTGCAGAAAAGGATGGATTAATCATGCCATTATATACAGATGGTCATTTTTCTGCCGTGGGAATGCTAGAATTAGTGGCATCGGCTATACCAACAACTAAACCTTCTCGTGTCTTTAATACATTTACTGCTGAGTTGGATTACCTTGGAAATCCCACCCATCATAGTAGCGCAATTCCAGCTAGATTTTATGAAGCAATCCCAACAACCACCTTATCGTTTAGTATTAAATGTGATAACTTTATCGGTACCATATATTTAGAAGGCACTACCGCATCAACTATTTCAGTCGATTCATTTAAAAAGGCAACCACTCTTCAAACATGGACAACAACAGTTGCAACGTCTAATACTATTACATTTAGCAACGTTCCAGTTGGGGATTTCTGTCATTTTCGTGTATATTGGACTAATCCTAAACTCCAAGTATTGCGTAACGACCTGATTTCATACACAGATCAGATTCAAGCAGCATATGGAAAAATAACAAAAATTGTTGTAAACTAACTTGACATTGACATTACAATAGACTATAATGTAGCAATGTCAATAATACCAGAAACAATACAAAACTTCTTACCATTAAAAAGAAAAAAAACACCCAGCGGTTGGTGGGTGTTTAACGCAGTTTGTTGCCCCCATACCGGACACACACCTGATACAAGACAACGTGGCGGATTTATTATCAATTCTGGTGACGTAGTGACGTATCATTGCTTTAACTGCCAATTCAAAGCAAGTTGGCAACCAGGAAGACAATTAAGTCCTAAAATGAAATCTCTAATGAGATGGTTGGGCATTAGTGATGATACTATTAATAAATTAAGTATTGATGCGTTAAGATTACTGAATGAACAATCTAATACTACTGTTAGTACTATTATACCAACTTTCAATATAATGGCACTACCACCGGATACTAAACCTATCATTGATTATCTGGATAACCCACCAGAAAAATTAATGCCAATATTGAAATATATGACAGAACGAAATCTATATCTGGAAGATTATGACTTTCATTGGACTCCAAAACCAGGATATTCTAATAGATTAATTATGCCATTCTATTACAATAACCAAATAGTAGGTCATACTGCAAGAGCAATTAATGATGCTAAACCAAAATACCTGTCAGATCAACAACCAGGTTATGTATTCAATTTGGATAAACAACACAATACTAGAAATTCAGTTATTGTTTTAGAAGGCCCAATTGATGCTATCAGTATAGAAGGTTGCGCTATACTCGGAGCACATATTAAAGATAGCCAAGATTGGCTACTACGACAACTAGGGAAAGAAATTATATTAGTCCCAGATAGAGACCATGAAGGTCCAACAACTGTTAAACAAGCAATCGAATACGGATGGTCAGTCTCACTACCAGAATGGCCATATGATCCATCTTGGGATCACCCCATAAAAGATGTTAATGATGCAGTAAATAAAATAGGTCGATTGGCTACTATCTGGCTAATTATGAAATATAAACAATCAAATGCGCTCAAAATACAACTACGAGCAAAAAAATGGTTCTAATAAATCTATAAGGATATGGATTTAAAACATGAGGGATTATGAAACAAAATATAGATTATGGATATGATATTCAAAAATTGTACCTAGAAATGATGTTGGCAGATGCTAGTACTTTCGTTAGATGCCAATCAATCTTCGACTCATCTCTATTTGATAGAAAATTACAAATGCCAGCTGAATTTCTCTATCAGTATGCAGAAAATTATAACGTAATGCCTACATACGAAATAATTAATGCCGCTACCGGGTCAGATTTTAAACAACCACAAAATCTTCTTGAAGCTAATTTCGATTGGCTCTTAAACGAATTTGAAACCTTTACTCGTCATAAAGGACTTGAACGAGCAATCCTAGAATCAGCCGATATGCTAGAAAAAGGTGAATACGGATCAGTAGAAGATAAAATTAAACAAGCAGTTCAAGTCGGCCTACAAAAAGATATGGGTACCGATTACTTCGATAACCCACGATCTAGACTACTTAAAATTAAAGATAAAAATGGACAAGTCTCAACCGGATGGAAAGCAGTAGATGAAAAATTATTCGGTGGAATGAATCGCGGTGAACTTAATATCTTCGCCGGTGGCTCAGGTGCAGGTAAATCTCTATTCCTAGCTAATCTGGGCGTGAATTGGGCACTAGCCGGTATGAATGTACTATACCTGACTTTAGAGCTCTCAGAAGAACTCGTATCAATGCGTATCGATTCAATGATGACAGGGGTGCCTACACGAGATGTATTCAAACAACTCGATGAAGTAGAAATGAAAGTCAAAATGATAGGCAAAAAAGCAGGGTCCCTACAAGTCAAATATATGCCTTCAGGAAAAACCGCTAACGATGTTCGTGCCTACCTTAAAGAATATGAAATAAAAACCGGTAAAAAATTAGATGTACTACTAGTAGACTACCTAGACTTACTAATGCCAATGAGCAAAAAAATCTCACCAGCAGATCTATTCATCAAAGACAAATACGTCTCTGAAGAATTAAGAAACCTGGCAGTGGAAAAAAATTGCGTGTTCGTCACCGCTTCACAGCTTAATCGCGGCGCAGTAGAAGAAGTAGAATTCGACCACTCTCATATCTCAGGCGGCCTATCTAAAATACAAACCGCTGATAACGTATTCGGTATCTTTACCTCACGTGCTATGCGAGAACGCGGTAGATACCAAATACAATTAATGAAAACTAGAAGCTCTTCTGGCGTAGGTCAAAAAATAGATCTGGAATTTAATATCGATTCTTTAAGAATCAGTGATTGCGAAGATTATGAATTAGACTCACCATCCCAATCAGCAGGTTCAGCAATTCTAAATTCAATTAAACAACGATCAATCGTAGATGACCCAACCACAGGTATGAACGCTCCAAAAATTAAAGCAGAAGTACAAAGCTCTAAACTTCGCTCATTACTTAATAATCTACCAGAATAAATTATGAACTCTTCTATCAATGTAAATAACAATATGGAAGAGTTCAAATATATATTCACATTACCTCAACAAAAATATACCTCAATCACCGATTGGATGGATAATATAAACCACCTGGAAACTTGGCTAAACCAACATATAGGTGACCATATGGAACTCTGGGCATTCTCTTCTAACCATAACCTACAAATCGCTTTCAAAAAACCAGAACATAAAACATATTTCATTTTAGCTTACGATAAATAAGAATATGAAAATTAAAGAATTAACCGGATATAAAAGCCATCCACATTTCCAACAAGCATCTCAAACATTTCAAGGTGATTTGAGCGCTTTTAACCCCCGTATTGATAAATTGGAACAGTTTCAAAAATATATGTTGGATAACGGATTTAAACACCTGGGTACCGGATCCTACGGTTCAGCTTATATTCACCCAACTTATCCCTGGGTTTTAAAAATCTTTACTCACGATCCAGCATTTCTACAGTATATTAAATATATTAGATTGCATCAGTCTAATCCAAATGTACCAAAAACTACCGGGCCTATCATTAGAATCAATAAAAATACATTCGTGATTAGATTGGAAAAATTAGAACCAATTGTCGGTAAGAATCTTTCAGATCTAATGGCAGTTATTAAACCACTATTCTACGCACGTGAATTAACAACTGACCAAAAAGAATTCCTACTGCAACACTATCCAGGTATTTTTGAAATTATTGACGATATGGATAAATTACCATCTCAACCCGTGTTGGACCTACATAAAGGTAACGTCCTATTACGTAACAATACCCCAGTTATCCTAGATCCAATCGTCGGAGCTACTTATGAAAATTAAAGAAATTACAGAATCAATCGGCAACGGCTCATTCTTTCGTTACGGTCCTAAACCTCCTAAAGGACCAAACGATATGCACCCCTGTGTTGACCAGAATGACCCAAATTGCCCAGGACATAAAGCCGGTCTAAATTATCAACTTGCAAACCCACATGATCCAGTGTCAGCCGATGAAGATTTAACACGACCTTCTTTTAGAAATGGCAGATTACAAGCACAACTAATGACACAAAAAGGTTGGCAAGCTATTGCACCAACTATTTCAAAAAATCCAAACGCTCGTGAAGATGACTTGAAATTAAGACAACAGGCTCAAGTACCACAACAAATTATTGGCGCTAAACCAATTAATAGGACATAAGATGAAAATATTATAAACTATAGGTAATAATGCAATAAAAATCATTACCGATTCCTATTTAACTAATCACCACTCTTTCACAATATCATCACTAGTGGGATCATAGATCCCACTATTACCCACTGCAGATTTGATTTGATTACCCCGAAACACACCAATAGTGAACTCACCATCTTCAGTATACTTGATACTATCAAATCCCAAAATCTTAAATAATTCTCTAATCGCATTACTACCACGCTCACCAAAGGATGAACCAGTATTAAACCAAAAATCATGAGCAGAATAATGCGGACCAGATTCCTCTTCCCTAGCACTAGCCTTTATAACATCTAATAAATGTCTAGCAACCCGCTCATCAAAATTAACCCCATTCTCATCTGCTTGCTTAACTAATTCCATTACAAACATCGGAATGGTGTTCGAACCTTTACTCAATCTATCAGCATTAAATGGTCGCTCAGCTTTGATATACGCCTTTACAACATTGCCTCCACCACCTTTATTAAAATCTCGCATATCAGCATAGTCACTCGCAAATTTAGGACTACTAGCAAACCAATTTACAAAACCAGTAAATTGACCAATATCACCCGCTGTACCATGATACATCGGTATCGGATTGCCAACACTATCTATAACAATACTATTACCAAACCAAGACTTAAACTGTGGAGATATGATCATCCCATTTTCAAATAATTCTTTTATTTTCATACGTCTATTTATACCCTAAATGCCATCATCCATATTCAATAAAAATATTAGATAGAGCTAGCAGGGTAGAATAATATCATCTTTAATAGTCATGAATGATGTTCTGTAGTTTACCAATCAAGATATCGGAAATATAATGTTTAGTAATAATATAGAATTGCAATAACTCTTGTGTTGAACGAATACTATACGAATTTAAATTATGCTTTTTCGCTAAAGTACTTGATAACCGGTTATATAAGGATGATCTTTGAAGAAATGCCCCATCATATGCAGTTGCTGTGAAAATAATAGCATCATACGTTGATAAATTGGTGATTTTTTGTATAATTGCGTTATACACTATAGCCAAAATTGAAAACATATTTTTTGAAGATCTCCCTGCATCATACGAATATTCACCATACTTATCCAATATTTGAAATGATATTTCAATACAATTTATAAATCGACTATCAATTAATTTTGACAAGTTTATCGATTTGGCAGTAATCAAGTACTCATGGTTATCGCGGATAAACGTGCCTTGTAAATATTGGCCGTTTGTTGACCAATTGACGTCAGCTTTCGTATCTAATGTTTCCGTGAACTGATTTATGATTTCCCTAATTTTCAATTTTATTCTTCCTAGATGTTAATACATACCCATTATCAATACATCGTTTACTCATGCCCAATCGTTTTGATAAATAATAGGCAGTATCTTGATATAATGCCTTAACTGTTTCGTTATCCGATTCAGAACATAATAAAAACTGCTTGTTAGGATAGCTATTAATTATCTGCTTTAATTCACGATAAACACCTAATGATAATAAGGTCATATGACTTAATTCAAAATTAACCTTCATTGGATTATCAAATTTAATAGAGATCAACTCTTCTTCTATGATTCTCATTATGATTAATTCACCATCAATAACCATTTCATTTATTAGACTTATATTGTTCATAATATTATTTATATCATAAATGCCATCATCCATATTCAATAAAAATATTAGATAGAGCTAGCAGGGTAGAATAATATATACCACAATTTTCTATTTCCATAGAAAAAAATTTTTCGGCGCAAAAATTTTATAAGGTACTTAACGATTTAGACGACTTACTTTTTAGGAAGGATAAATAATGATGTAGCTCGCGGAACGGCAATTCCCAACTACTTTAATACTTTAACGGAGTATCAACATGAATATTTATCAACCAACTTATAAGCATTGTATCATTATACTAATCTTCGACCATTGTGGGCAAAAGATAATATCGTTAAAGGCGACACGTTGACAGAAGATGTAATACAACATCCTATATATAAATATATACTCAATCAACGGTCAATCAAAATTTTCGGATTTTTTTCGAAAAAATAACCCGCGCAAAAAATTGGGGAGAGGTACTTCCCGGCGAAGGGACTTGTTTTTCAACATATAGGGGTCTAAAATAAAAAGAAAATAAAAAGAAAATAAAAAGAAAATAAAAAGAAAATAAAAAGAAAATAAAAAGAAAATAAAAAGAAAATAAAAAATTTACGCGCAGCTCGCGCAAACGCGAATCATTCTCATTTACACCCCCAACCCCCCTGCCCTACTCGACTTTTTATTTTTTTTACGCACCACGGTTGACTTTTTTATTTTTTTATGTCAACCGCCCTACCCTACCCTGCCCTGCCCCGCTTATAAAATCAAAAGCCCAACAACATCGCCCACCAGCACTACACCAGCGAACAAAAAACCACAATAGGCGAACAAGTCGCCCCGACTCGCAACATGAGCCGCTACCACCAGCCCCGCTACCACCAGCGCCACCAGCGCCACCACTACCGTTACCATAACCTATCCCCTGCCCTATTGAATTGAATTAGTGGGGATAACATTATGTTATCCCCTGCCCTGCCCTGTTAATAACGGTAAAATCCCCCCATTTCACCGTTACGCATTGACAATTCTGTATAGTTCGCTTTTGGCAAACTATACGCTGTTTGCTCGTATAGCCACTGTTGTTCGGCTATACTCAATTCGTTTATCATTACACTGAGCTTTTCGCCCTGCTGTTCGGTCGGCTCGTCACCGTCCAGAAAAGCTAACACTGCCACTATTGCCGATAATTGCGGCGATGGTTTGAAAAATGCCATAACCTATCCCCTACCCTACTAAATGCCCAGTGTACTATCTGGGGTTAAAATCCCCAGTTCAATCAATTCTGATTGAGTTTGCCGCAACACTGAGCGCGGCAAAACGTCATTGTTCCGGTTGAATACCGGAATGACAGCGCGAATAATCGCGGGGTTAATAAATGCCCCCGCATAGGTGGCGCTGGTGTACCAGCGTAAAAATCCGTTCAAACTGGTGAACGGTTTGAAGGCTACTGTGAAAAAATCAGTAGCGTGTACAGTTGCTTTTTTCATTTCCATGATATGCCCTGCCTTAA